TAGCTGATCTTCAAACTGTTGAAGCTCTTTGCCAAGCCATCGCTGAAGGCAGCCTTGCAAGCAGCAAGATCCTGTTTCTGGTCAAGCCGTCAGGTGTCACAAAAGCTGCCAACTTGGCCAACGCCCCAAATGGATCTTTTGTCACAGGAGACCCGAATGACGTGATGGCTCTCCAAGTGCAGAAGTCAACAGACCTGCAGGTTGCAATGCAGGGCAAGCAGCAAATTGAAGCCAGGCTGTCGCAGGCTTTTATGCTCGCTGACGTAAGAGATAGTGAGCGGACAACAGCAGAAGAGGTTCGCTTGCAGGCGCTTCAGATCGAGAACAGTCTTGGCTCGATTTACAGCATTCTGACCACAGAGTTTCAAGTGCCGTATGTTGCTCGCAAGCTAGACATCCTGCAAAGAGAGAAGAAGGTTCCAAGAATGCCTTCTGATCTAGTTAAGCCGGTGATGACAGTTGGCCTGGCTGCAGTTGGTCGAGGTAACGATTTGGAGCAGCTCGTTAGATTTACAACGACACTTGGGCAGACAATGGGGCCAGAAGGATTGCAGACCTATCTGAAGCCATCTGAATTGATTAAGCGCATGGCTTATTCCATGGGCATCGACACCATTGGTTTGATCAAGACCGAGGAAGAACTTGCTCAGGAACAAGCAGCTGCTCAAGAAGCAGCTCAACAGCAGGCGCTTGCATCATCCCCGCTTTCTGATCCCAAGAACATTGCTGAAGCTGCACAAACTGCCCAGCAGGTGCAGATGACGGCTGCCCAAAATCCTGAAGCACAACCTCAATGAGCCCCGAAATCGGAACACCTTTCAACAGCACTCCGCAGACGTTTGCTGATGGTACGCAGCCAGACACTTCGCCTCAACTAACAACACCTGAGGGAATTGAGGGCTTGGCTGCACCAGGCCAAGAAGGCATTGTTGAAGAGTTTGAGCGTGAGCAAAGCGAGGCTCAGCAGGAAGAAGCAATCCTTGGCAAGTTCAAGTCGCCACAGGAGCTGGCTAAGGCTTATGCCGAACTGCAGCGCAAGATGGGCCAGCAGTCAGGAGAGCGGCCCGGTCAAGCGGCTGAGGCAGAACCTGACGCTGCTCCGCCCACGCCGTCAGAGGGTTACACGGCAGAGGAAGCAATGTCCATCTACGGCAAGGAAGCCGTTGAAAGCTTGGCCGAGAAGGGGATCAACCTCAATGAGGTGATGTGGCAGGCGGACCAGGGCCAAGACATCTCACAGCATTACGACACGCTTGCTGCGACGTTCCAAGTGCCACGGCAGGTGGTCGAGAATTATGTGCAGAAAGCTCAAACCTCTGAGGCCACAGGCGGCGAAGGTCTGAGTGATGCTGATGCCATAAGCATTGAAAACGCTTTTGGTGGCGAGAAAGGCTTTGCCGATCTGGCTGGTTGGGCCAGGGCCAACATGAGCGAGGCAGAGCTTGCTGACTACAACGCTGCCGTGGACGGCGGGAACAAGGACGCAGTTATGTGGGCGCTGAAAGCAATGGAATATCGCCGGCAAGCTCCTGATGCTGTTGTAGAGCCGAAGCTCTACGGCGGTGGAGCACCTTCTGGGGGTCGCCAGATTTTCGAAAGCCAGCAGCAAGTATTGGATGCAATGAACAAGAAAAACGACATGGGCCAGCGCCTTTACGACGTGGATGAGGCTTATCGGAACAAAGTGGCGATGATCTTGAATAGTTCTCCCGAGTTTTAGTATGCTGCCGTATAAGACAGCAACCGGAACTGGGTGAGCCCGAAAGGACAACTCACGGCCAGGGAGGAATGGGCGGTCTAAATCGAACCAAAACTATTCCTCCAAACAATTCATCATGACTGACATCAATCTTTCAAGATTGGGTCAAATCAAGGGCGACGCCGCTACTTGGGAAGCTGGCGCCGGCAAGCTTGATAAAGACCGTGAAATGTTTTTGCGCCTCGGAAGCTCCGAGGTGCTGGACGCGTTCATGAGAAACACGGTGTTCAAGGGCAAGACCCGTGAGCGCAATATCCGTGGAGGCAAGTCAGTTGACTTCCCGATCACCGGACGCATGTTGGCTGGATTGCGGCCCGCATTCGCGTAAGCGAACTGCGATAACAGGGTGAATTGTCTGGGACCCCTCCATCACTGGGGAATCAGCAGCCAAGCCAGGTCACAGCCTGGAAGGTTCAACGACTAGATCCCGAGAGGAAACTCAGTAACGGATCCACGAGTGCCCTGCACCCAACCGGTTTTTGACCAGGGGGTGAAGATATAGTCTGACCTTGCGGGATGGCAAACCGTAAGAACCGAAGGATAAAGAGCCTTCGGGATAACATTTGGCATATCATCAGCCCGGGAAACCGATAACTGGTGATGGTAATGATCCATCAGACCTGAACAAAAGAACAATTGAGCTCGACGCTTTGATGATTGCGGACACCGCAATTTATCAAGTTGATGAACTCATGAACTTCTACGATGTTCGTCAAATCTACACAAAAGAGCTCGGCAGAGCCCTTGCGGTGGAATACGATAAGCGTGTTGCCCGCCTTGTGTACGCCGCTGCAAACAACAGCACAGAGCCCCTGGCGAAGGATCCCCCGAACGCAGGCCGTACCGGAACTGCGATCACACTTGATGACACTGCCGCTGATTTTGACGCAAAAACTCGTCAAGAGCGTGGTGATGAATTAGTCGAGGCAATCTTCGATGCTCGTGTAGAGTTTGAGAAGAAAGATGTCCCGATTGATAATATGTATGCCGTCTTCACTCCAGACGACTATTACTCAATCACCCAGTCAAGTCGTGCCATCAATGTTGATTTCAACAATGGCGGAGGTAACGGCTCTATTGCTCAAGGCGAGACTGCCAGAATCGCTGGCATTCCTCTGTATTCGAGCAACCACGTTGACCAGGACGAATACACATTAGTCGCTGGTGATGTGAACGCAGATTACGCCCAGGATCTGTCGCTCTGCCGCGGCCTGATCTTCCACCGTGACGCTGTTGGTGTGGTCTCACTTTTGAGTCCTTCACTTCAGTTGACTGGAGCCGAGTATCGTGTGCAGTACCAGTCTGACTTGATGGTGGCTCGTCAGGCCCTTGGTATGGGTGTACTACGCGCTGAATGCGCTTGTGCGATTTCGACCAAGTCCGCCTAAGTGGCTAGCTTGTAATCGGAAAGCGCGAGAGCTGCAGGGTCAGGCTTGGGCCTGGCCCCTTTTTTTGTGTTCCGTCAGAATGTGCGCAACGTGTCCGTAGATGTCGCATGAGCCTGAAAGCCCAGACAACGGCGCAGGGAAGAACAAGTTTGCTTGATGCCGTCAATATCTGCCTGGAGAACATTGGCGAGCAACCCTGCGACAATCTCGACAACGAGCAGATCCAGGATGCACGAGTCGCTCAGCGCACTGTCCTAGAGATCCACAAGGAAGGCCAGACAAAGGGCTGGAGCTGGAACAGCGAATACAACTATCCGTTTAAGCGGGATGAGGCGACCAGCGAAATCAAGGTGCCGGGGAATGTCGTTGAGTTCAGTGTTAATCGGTACAACTACAACGGCAGGTTTCAACTGCGTGGCAGCAAGGTCTACGACCTGCTCAAGCGGACTTTCTTGATCGACGAGCAGATCTCTGAGTTATCTGCTGATGTGATCTGGCTGCTGGCATGGGATGAAGTGCCTGAGGCTTACAACCGCTGGGTGACGATCAGAGCGGCTCGAATCTTTTCGGATCGGACTCTGGGCTCTGATGCGCTGTTCAAGTACACAGCAAAAGACGAAGCCGATGCCAAAGCAGAGCTCGAGCGGATTGAGTTGAGCCAAGAAGCGCCAAACATGCTCACTGGCGGTCACGCCTTCCCGACGTATGAGCCAAACCGCGGGCTCATGAACCGCCGAGTGGCTAACGGTTACAGCATCTTCTGATGAAAAACATTGCTTTTACGATCCCAAATCTTATACAAGGCGTTTCTCAACAGCCAGACGCACAAAGGGATCCCAGCCAAGGCGAGATACAGGTCAATGGGGTGTCGTCGATTGCAGAGGGTCTTCGCAAGCGAGACAGCAGCAGGACGCTTGCCAGGGTCAGCGATACGCAGTTTGGCGATGCTTTCTTTCACACCATCCTTCGCGACCAGCGCGAGGAATACGTTTCTGTAA